CCGCTTGTGGAATGTTTCGGGATCTGTTGATTCTCCCCGCCATGCTGTTATATGTGCAACAGGCTCTACCGCGTCCCTGATTGCTTTGGCTGTATTACGCGCTGAGGTTTCAGTGGTCGCATATACGTCTATCTGGACGACGAATCGGTCAAGGTCTGGCACTTGCCCTAGGTAATTCTCTGGATTGCCACTAACAGTCTGCCAGACGGCATAGGGGAGAGTTACTGATTGTGGAGCCGAGCCGAAAGGGTAACAGCGCACCGGATTGCTACCGATAAGGGCTTTTACTTCTGTTGACGCTGATATGGTAGAGAATAAAGGAACGTACATTAATGACCTCTTGTTGTTCGCATACCGGCTTTTCCGCTTTTCGAGGCTCTTTTAATGGCTCTGTCAATTGATCTGGAATATTCCATCAAAAATGTATTTGTTGCCATGTCTATATTTGCTTCAAGAGCAGGCCTCATAAATGGGCGTGCCTCTTGTTTTTCTGTACCGAACTCTTGATGCCGCCAGTACCAAGTATCACCACCTGGATTTTCCTTACCTTTGCCCCTAAATTCTCCTGTAACTTTGGCATACCCCTTTGCACCACCAAGAACTCCAACCCTGAAACCAAGATCACCGTTGCGTTGAAATCTTTTTGTAGCCCACCTTAATACAATGTTTTTTGATATGTCATTAGCGGTTTTAGGGTCGTCGATATAACTGGTTGCTTTTTCTTGAGCGGCTTTCTGTACTACTTGAGCCGCCTTCCTTAAAGCCGCCCTCCCGCCTTTGCGCTTGAGATCATACGTTATCCCCTCAAGTTTGGCAATTAGAGATTCCATACCTTCAATTTTGAACTGGATTGTGTCAGCCATTGCTATACCCGCTTGAATGCGAATGAATGAATGTTCTCTCTGCCTAAATCGCTCTCGATTGTGTTGTCTTCCACCAGCGCAAAGCCTTGTGATTCACAGAAGCGTACCAACCCGTTAAAGGTGAAATAATGGATATGCTCACCCGGGCGATAATGTTTTGAAAATAGGCAATCCCGGTAGTCTTTGTAAATCGGCATTGAGACAAACAGCCATTCGTCAATCTGCGCCAAGAGCTTTTCAGGTTCTGGTATATGCTCGAGACTATCCCAACACGTTACAGCCTTGACTCTGTTTGCATAAGGGTTACAGTAAAGCCCGTTTTCCCACAACCATGAAACAGCGTCGTTGTTTACGTCAAAGCCCATCCAACCGGCTTCTTCAACAAACTTTCCCCCACCGATACCAATATCAACTCCCTTGCCGTCATAATGACGCCGCACCATGTCCAATCTTGCCCGGGTAAGGTTCACGCCACATTCTGATTCATCCATTACCAGATACTTATCAAAATAGGCTTTATCGTATGGCACTAGTTCAGCCCCGCACCATCCGCGCCCCGATGATTCACACCAGAGTAGGGAATTTCTCAGCCCATTCGGTAAACTTGGAACCATGATTTTCAATCCTCTTATCACATTTATGGTTATTTGAACGGCATAAACAAAAGTTGTCTGGCTTGATAAATGTTATCTGGCTTAGGTCCATTATCGGGCTTACAAGCTTCTCAGGCGCGTTGAAATGCCCCCACCCTCCACATACTATCCATGCTGGTGTTTTGTAAGCTATTGCCGCTGGTACGAGCCACCCGACACCGCCGATTACCGCGGTCGCACCCTGAACCAATGACATTAGCTGTGTAACGGACAATTCACCGTAATGAAACTTGATATCCGCATACGGTAATGGTTCAACCGGCCACTCCTTGCCATGTTCGAAGTCGGCAACAGATACGATCTTGTATCCCTTTGCCCTCATTACCTCGACCGCTTCACAGAGATATTCAGGCAACGGATTCCTTGATTCTGCCAACCATTCCGATCTAATTGTGGCTGGCCTGACCACTACATATTTTCCAGTAACTGGTGATGACCCGTAATCAGGTAGATCAAAGGTTTGCGGCCGTACTTTAAAAGCCCTCTGCATCCCCGCCATTATGCCAATATCGCCATAACTGACTTGCGTTATCGGTCCTCGTGGCTGTGATACCCATTTAATCTTCTGCCGGTTCACGTTTTTAAGTTGAGTTCTCAACCGAGTAACCGGCTTTACAAAATTGATTCCTTCAATCCCTTCGTAAATTTCCGGCCATGGAGTATTCAACCATATCGGCTTAGGTAATTCTTTTATGAAAGACCTTTGATACACATTGTCGCCAAGTCCATGCATTCCGGCGATTATCATCCGTTTATCACCATCTCTGCAATCTCAACCCTGATTGAACCAATGCTACCCGTTGCCGTAACAGTAAATCGCGCCGTCTGGCCGTCTGTGCCGCCCGTAGCATCCCAAACAACACGAGTGCCGGATATAGTGACGTTCTCGGCAAGATCACCATCCACCGTCGCTTCTGATATCGTTTCGCCGGTCAATAGGTGATTCGCAAAATCGAACCACAACCCTTTCATTGTCTCGCTCGGCTTTTTATCCGGTAGTCTGTAAATCATACCTTGTACCCCCTGTTTTCTACCGGCAGTTTAAAGCCCCTCGTTTCACGCGGGAGAACGTAACCTTTTACTTCTGGCTGAAGTTTGAAACCGAACCCAAAAACAATAGCCGCGATGAACTCTAAAATGAGTTGTCTTTGCTGTGCCTGCGTTTGCTCAATGCCGCCGCTGAAAGCAAGAATAGCCGTCAATGTCTCGATCTGTATTCTCTGTGTCTGTGTGACGTTCCCGCCAAAGGATAGCAACCCTTGGAGTGCTTGCGTTTGCGCTTCCTGAGCCTGTTGTGTGGCCCCCGCAAATGATAAAACGGATGCAAGCGCCTCAATCTGAGCATTTTGTGACTGATTTAGTGAACCAGAGAATGAAAGAGCGGCTGTTAAACTGGCAATCTGCGCGGCTTGTGATTGATCTATTACACCGGTGATAAGAAGCGCCTGGAATATTGCCTGCGCTTGAATCGCCTGTATTTGCCCTATTTCACCCGAAAAACTGAGTATTGCCGCTAAAGCTTCCGTGTTTGCCGCTTGAATCTGTGATGAACTGCCAGAGAATGAAAGAGCGGATATTATCGACTGTTGCTGGATTGCTTGGATTGCTGCGTATGTGCCGGTGAAACTCCCGCCACCAGCGGCGATATACTGATCGGCACCGATGTCCCAGGGAGCGGAGCGGGTTACGCCGTCGATGTCAGTTGTGAACGTGGCGGAGAGGTCAGCACCGGATAGCCCGAACAGTGCCAGTGATGTATTTTTGAGGTGAAAATCACCGTTGGCGTGATCGGCGAAATAATCTGTGTAAGCGGTTTTGCCGGTGGCTTTGTTTGTGCCTGGGGCTGTGGCGTCGGATGATACGTTGTAATCAGATAATGACCCAGCGACACTGAAACATGCAGCAGTACCGGCAACAGTGGACACATTCATGCAGATGTTGTTTTTAATCACTGCCGTTGCGTCACTGGATTTGATACCATATGCTCCGGTGCTTTCTGCATCGGCGCTGGTTATGTTGTAGATTGTGTTATTGTAAATGTACTGTTTTTTAGTAGTGGTAATTCCTGATGCCTGACGTGCGGTAAAAGCTGAAATCGGACAAGACATGTTTGCGATAATGTTGTTGTAAATAAGGGTGTTTTCGGTAAATCCCTCCATATATATCGCATCTGCATTTCCGCCATTTGAGTATGAGTGGACTATATTATTGGCTATAACTATAAATGTGCTAGTCGATCTATTATCAAAGAGTGCTGATATATTCGCACCCTCTACCACGGCACCGATCAACTCGGCTGATGCTGTACGAAGAGCAACCTGTTTGCATGTATAGATGTAATTGCTGTCTGCTCGTTGATCGGCAATCTTCCCCTCATGCCAATGTGCGGCGTTGACGATGATTTTAGGGATTACTCCCGCAGTCCAACCGGCAACAGTGGCGGCGGTTGTATCTTTTAACGGCCCTGTCCGCCTGCAATCAGCAATGGCGATATCACCGGAGCCATATAGTGTTTGTTCCCCCGCATCCCATGCGTTGATAGAAAGATAGTGCGTACCAGGTGCACCGTTAGGATCAACTATTTTAGAGTTGATAGACATTACAGATCACCACTCTCGTCAAGCCCGGTTTGCGAATCACGGAAGTAATTACGCACCTGCGCCCATGTATAGTCATATGCACCAGCATAATCACCGGCCTTGATGGTAATCTGCCCTGTAGCTTGCAGCTTATTCCGTACAGCTAAAGGCAAATCAGCCCACCGGATACGCCAGCGCCTGCGCCGTGTCACTTCTCCGGTGAGCGCGGATAACTCCGGTTGCATGTATTTGCCAACCGTTTCAATCCCAGGTATGCAAATCCAAGCAAATGCAGGCCATTTCTCCAGTGTGCCACGCGGCGCATTGTCGGCACGTTCTTCCACAATCATGCCTGCCTTATAGCAACCTCGGCGGTCTGTGTCGGGATCGGGATTCGTTGCGTCAACGGCTTTGATGAGGAGTTGGCACACTTTATTAAGCCTTCGGTATCGTGTGAGTGAATGACGACACAGAAACAGCAGCACCTGAGCTAATTGCAACTGAGTTTAAAACCAAGTCAGCATCAGCAGTGCCAGCCGAGCCGTCGCAGATAACGGTAGTGCCATCAGATTTTAACGCCCTGTACCATGTGCAAGTGCCGGATGCGTTTGCCGAACTGTCAGCAGTCAGCGCGTTTGCGGTCAAAACCCCGTTAACACTGGTTTCAATCCCGGTTGCCGCGAAACGTAGCTCTGCAAGCAATACCTGCGCACCGATAGCTGTATCTGCATTTGTTGGTTGCGCCCCATCGTAAAGCCTGAGATACCCGTTATCGAACATGGGAGCCGTTGCATCCCCCTGAACATCTACAGTTGCATTTGAGAGTTTGAGATTATTTGCCATTGGATTCTCCTTTACCTTCCGTCTGAAATGCCATCAACACACCGTAAGCGCCATTCTCGCCGCCCCGTTGCGTCAGTTTCGATGCTCGTTATGTTGTAAATTCTGCCATCCCAAAGTATCCGCCATGTTGCCAGAAGACCGGGAAACCATCTAAGGTTTATCCGCGCCGTTGTCTCTGCCTGAGTTGTGCCGGATTCCCTGAACTCTCTACCTGGGCCAGTCAAAACTTCAGCTGGAACGGAGTCAAGCAAGGTGTCAGAATCAAGGGAAGCCGTAACCCACGTCAATACCGTTTCGCCGGTTTCGCTGTCCTGTTCTTCCGTGATCGTTTGAAATTCAATCCTATGTCTGAGCCTGTGCGATAGCATTAGATACCCATGTTTACGCGAAATGGCTGTAATTTGCCCTCTGCGGCCTTGCGTATCTTCTCCATCTCATCTGGTGACGCCTGATACATGCCCTGCATCAGCAGCAAAACTCCATACATCACGCTTACCGGCATGGCATATTCCGAGTTGATTTCAATGTTGCTATCCCATTCCGATAAGTTAGAACGGTTCATAAACTGTGCGGCCTCATCTTCTGCGCCGTCTAGTATTATTTGCAATTTAATGTCGTCTGCCGAGTGAATCACATCAAGGAAAGCTTTTGCATCTGACAGATTTATGACGCTCATATGGTTTTCCTTTTATCGAAATGCCAACATAAATGCCATTTAAACGCTTGAATACGTAGAACGTAACTTTCTTGATAATCTGCTATTCGCAACCCAATCCCGTAAGAGTTTGTTTCAACCACACAGACGAAGATGTCATGGTTTCTACCGCAAACGTCCTCATGCCGTATTACGTTCATTTTAATACCTCTTCAAGTGGCTTCCGTTCGAACATTGTAAGCGCCGTTTCCCTGCTACAGTTGATGATTTCCGTGTTGATACGTTTCGCCAATGCATTGAACTGTGAAGGCCATGTGCCGATTGAACCGGCATTCCCTAGCCCTCGTGGATGATCGCCGTGCCAGTGGCTTTTACCGCCTGTTTTCTGGCAATCGTAGCCGAGTAATATGATTCGTTTCGCTCCCCAATGATCAGCAAGAGAGATTGCACCAGCACCCGAATTTTGACCATGAACGAATTTGACATGCTTTACCCCGGCTAATCCGGTCAAGGGACTGAATCGTAAGCCCTGAAATTCTGCCTTTGCCTGTTCGAGATACCGTTTCCACCATTCCCGATCCATTGCGTAAAGGATATCAGCCCATGAAGCGGCTTGGAACGTGCTGTTGACGACGATTACTAAACGATTTTGACCTTCCGTCCCCGCTTCGCCCCTTTGTAAGTCGCTTTCTTTGCTTTCGGGGTATCTCCACCGTCGGACTTTTTCGCAATCGTCTGTGGTAAGGCTGGGGCCGCTGGCAATACAGACGCAATCGAAACCAGCGGAGATTCCAAAGGGCTATTCACATAT